CTGCTCAAGGAATGGGATGACCTCGTTGGTGATCGTGTCACGGTCGGGGCCTGTGCGGTAGCTCATGTCTTGAGCTGCGCCGAATGCGTGCGCTGACCACAGCTGCTTTTGTGAGCCGTTGATGCGTCGCACGCCATAGCCGCCGAGGTTTTTGAGGCCCCAACGCTGTTCGCAGTACTCGAGGATCGCTTTGAGGTTCGGTGACAGGTGGTCGTATGGTGCACCTGGTTGCCGGCCGTCGTGCCAGTTCGTGTAGCTCATGGGTTTGCTCCGGTTTGCTGTTGGGCGAGCGGTACGCGCTTCTGATTGCTTAGGCCGTTAGCGGCGAGCACGCCACTGAGTGCGCCTGAGAGGAACAGCACGATCGGCACCAGCACCTTCTCGATGAACGCTGCGTCGTTCGGTGCTTGCATGTTGACAGGCTGCGTCACAAAGACGAGGGCGTACATGATGCCTGACACGATGATGATGAACGTGAGCGCCAGCGAGGTGCCGACGATCAGCGTGAGGATTTCTTTGGCGCTGAAACGGTCGTGCTTATCGCTCATTGAGGGCCTCCTCGGGCAGTAGGAACTTGGTGCAGCTGCCGTCAGCCTCGCATAACGGCGGTTGACATTCTTCGGCTTCCCAGTTCGCTGGGTCTTGGCATGGGTAACGGTACGAGCCGTCGTAGCCGCAACCGGACGCCATGAACGTCAACACAAGGGCGACGACGCTCAGGCCGATGGTGAGCAGGCCGTTACGCACCGTGATGCTCCGGCGGCGGTGGATCGTCACGTTCGTCGTACGGTTCGAGATGTACGCCACAACCACCACATTCCACGAAGTCGTGCGTGCCGAGCACGTTGTAGTCGATGCCACCATTCGGGCAGTCATTGTCGTTGCAGGTCACGGTCACCATGTCACGCCGCCTCATAAGTAAAGGTCATTACGATTTCGTCAGCGGTCGCCCAGCTAAACGGGTTGGCATCAGTAACCGTACCGTTGTTTGCGTAAGCACTAATCGCTGTGGTGGAACCACCAAAAAATGAAGCGGAACCCAATGGCACAAGACCAGTACTTGAATCGTAAAGGCGCGCCATTCCTTGGGACATGAAACCGTACAAACCTGATCTAGCAGGTATCCCCGACGGCAATGACCATCTGTAAATGCCTGTACCTCTCGAACTGGTCGATCCAAAGATAAACAAAATCTGTACCCAAACTAGTTTGTTGATCTTCATGTACCGGCCTGTAAGGGTGCCGTTGCCGAGCGTCGGTTGCGTACCGGTACTTGTCCATGTCGGCGTGTACGTCGTCGAAGTCGTCGCGATCGCATTGAGATCGGCGGCGGTGAGAACATCACCCGATGAGAAGTCGCCCAAGGCGGTCATAAGTGTTACCCTAGCCTGTTTTGATCGAGGACGCCGAGAACGTCCGAGTCAAGCGTGAATGACTGGTAGTCGACGGCCGGCAGCAGCTCGAGGGCGATTGTGGTGCGTCCAGGTGTCGCTTTGATCTGTCGGCCGGCGATGACGCAGTTGTCGATGGTTGGTGTGGCTGCGCCGGTTGGTGTGTACTCGATTGTCGCTGTTTGCCATAGGCCGTAGCGGACGTCGAGCAGCTGGGCAAGTTCTTCTTTGCTGCCACTGTTCACAGCTGCGAGGGTGGATGACTCGACGCTGATGCGGCGTGCTTGGAAGTGCACGTTGCTGAAGCGTTGCACGATGTTGTCGGCCATTCGTTGCGTGTCAGTGTCTGACAGCATGGTCGACTCGCCAGCGAACAATGATTTGATGCCGGTGGTTGAGGTTGAGGTGCTGGCGTTTGCTTCGACAGTGTTCGTGGTGAATGCCGATGTCACTGTTGCCTGGTTGATGATGCGGTCGACGTCGTAGCCACGGTCGATCGTGTTTACAGGTAGTTCGCCGGCGGCTGGGGTGCCTTCGGTGAATACGAACGTGGTGGCGTTTGCGTCGCTGCGTGTCAATGTGTCGCCGACGATCGCAGCGTCATATCGGGCAGCGTCCAATGTTGGGAGGATTGACCATTTGTCGATGGTTGTGGGCCAGATGACGGAGGGCACGGCTGCTTGGTGGCGTGAGATCATGACGTCGCCGAGTGAGTCGCCGGCGAGCGCCTTGAAGCCGGTGTTGATGGTGCTGGCCGCGTAGTAGCTGACGTCGCCCTGATAGCCGCGATAGACGCCGATGTCTTGGTCGAGTTTCGGCAGGTTTGTTTCACCTGGGGGGACGCCTTTGAGGGTGAACGCGTCGATGATGCGGTTCGCCCAGTTCGTCCATACGTATGAGGTAGAGCTGAGAATGTCGTTGGGGTAGAGGCCTCGAGCACCAATCGAGAGCCAATCGAGCGCCGTGAGCGTGACGGTGGAGCTCACGCCATCGTCTTGAATGTCGAAGTCGTCGACGATGCCGTGGAACACTTCGGCCGTGTCGGTCGAGTTCACAGTGCAAGTGATGAACACAGCCTGCTCGAACCATGCGAACGTCGAGTAGGTGCCACCAGCGCCAGGGGTGAGCGCACCATCGAAGTTGTTGAGCGTGATAACTACTTTGTGGCCGGCTGGTTGCATGAAGCCGAGCTGCTGGTTGATGCTGAGGCCTGTAACTCGGTTCGTGAAGTCGGTGTTGGTGTCGAGGCCGCCGATGGTCACGTTCCACGCGAGGTCGAGGCTCATAGTTTGATGCCTGCCGCTGTGCGTAGTGGTAGGCCGCCTCGGCGACGGCCAGCGCGCTCGAGGGCTCGTAGGACGTCGTCGCCGTCGGAGCCGGCTGGCATGTTGATAGTTACGTTCATGCCGCCGCCCATGCTGCCGATTCGGTCGAGTGGAATGATGGCCTCAGGGCCGGCTTCGCCAACCATGCCGATCATGGGCTGCGTGACGATGCCGCCGTCGGCGAATGGCCAGATGGCGCCAGCGATGCCGCTGATGGTGCTGGTTACTGCGCCGACGCCTGGGATGTTTGAGGCGATGTCAACGGCCGAGCCGACAGCGTTTTTGGCACTGATTGCGATGTCGACCACTCGTTTGATTGCGTCATAGAGGCCTGTGACAACGTTTTTCATGGCCTCAAAGCCGGTGGTGAATACGGTTTTAAGGATCGCGACGGCTTTGGCGATGCCGTCGGTGCCGCCAAGCACGTTCTCGAATACCCATTCGACCACGGCCCACCATGTTTCGGCTGCGGTTTTGACGACCTCGAATGCTGTGGTGACGACGTTGCGGAATGTTTCGAAGTTGTTCCATGCGTAGGCGACGCCTGCTGCTGCAGCGGCGATCGCTCCGACGATCAAGGTCACAGGGTTGAACAGGGCTGCGAACGCTGCGGCGAGGGCGGCGATCATTGCGATGGCTGCTGCGCCGGCGAGCACAGCCATGAATACTTTGACGACCTCGGTGTTTTCTTTGAGGAACGTGATGATTTTGTTGATGATCGGCTCGAGGAAGTCGCGCAGCTGTTTGATGAGCGGCCCGAGGTTCTCTTGAAGAGTCGCCCAGGCGTCGCTCAGTTTGGGGATCACATAGTTGTAGGCACGCTCAAGGGCTGGGAAGAGGGTGTCGATGAAGAAGTTGGCGAGCTTGTTGAACACTGGCAGCAATGCGAGGCCGACGCGTTCTTGCAGCTGTGAGAACGCGACACGCATTTGGTCGCTCGAGTTCGCTGTGGCTTCGGCGGTGCCGCCAACCTGCTTCTCGATCGCCTCGAGTATGAGCTGCTGCGCCTTGAACGTGTTGCCTGACTCGACGAGTGTTTCGATGACCTCTTTTTCGGCGTCGGTGAACGTGACACCTGAGCGTGCGAGGGCGCTGAGGCCTTTGATCGGGTCGTTGAGCGCTTTGCCGAGCTGCACAGCGTTCGACTCTGCAGTTCCGAAGCCGGCCGCAGCGAGGTCGACGGCTGCTTGCGTGGCACGGTCGAAGCTCGAGCCGACCACGCCAGCGGTGCCAGCAAGGCTCTTGAACGTCAACAGGGTGGCTTGTGCCTGCTTGATCTGGTTCTGATCTATGCCGGTTTTGCGTGCTGTCTCATCAGCGAGCTTCTTGAGGCGATCGGTGACATCAGCAGTCGCGGTGCCGAACAGATCCATCGACTGTGCGATCTGGTCGATGCGAGCGTTCGAGGTCGCTGCACGCTCACCAGCCTCATACAGATCCTTGCCGACAGCGACAGCTGCGACGCCAACACCAGCGAGGCCGATCGCGAGTTTCTTGCCGGCGCTGGCGAGGCCGTTGAACGCTTTGCCGGCTTTGCTACCGAATGACTCGATGTCTTTGGTGGCTTTGTCGAGCTGTGTTTTGTTCCATTCGGAGATGATGGGGACGGTTATGGCCATCAGCGTGCTCCTAGTTCGTCGTTGAGTGTCTTTTCGACGTCGGCGATTGCTTCGCGCACAGCGTCTTGCACTTCTCCGAGTTTGCGTTCAGCAGCTGGCCACAGCGTCCTTGAGGCTTGGCCGTTCTGATTTAGTTTGGCGATCATTGCTCGGCCACGCTCGGCACCTTCGGAGCCTTTGCCGTTGCCACCTTTACGGCCAGCCATGTCGTAGATCGCACCAGCTGCCGAGGTCGATACCAGGCTGAGTAGGCGAATGGTTTCTTGCCGGCGGCCATCGCTGCCACGTTGCGCCGTGTTGCGCTGTGACACTTTGATGCCTCGACGTACTTTGCCGGCGTTGTAGCCGTCCTTCCACCCATACCAGTTGGTGAGCGGCTTCTGCTCAGGGACGAGCGAGCGTGCTTCGGCAACGAGCGGATCCGCTGCCTTTTTCATTGACTTGACGAGCTCTTTTTTGAGCTCAGGGTCGACCTTGCCGAGCGTTTTGATGGCAGACGCCAGCCCTTGCGCCTCAGCGGCGACTCGGAAGCTGTTGTCGGCCATTGCTCTTGTTCCTATCGTTTAGGACCTCGACAACGGTTGCGAGGTCTCGTGTCTCGAATGGTATGTCATGGGGCCACCAGCCGACCTCGACCAGCACTTCGGCTAGTTGTCGATGGTAGGTGCCCCGTCGGTAGGGCCCTGCTGTTGGTCACCTCCGAGGTCGGGCCCTGCGACGATCTTGCGTGCGAACGCGTCGAGCGTCGAGGGCACCACGACCTTGTGGAGTTTGCAAGCCTCGTAGGCGAGGATCGCGAGGTCGGTCATGCCAAATTTGGCTTGTAGGTCTTGGACGGTTTTGCCTGTCTGCTTTTCCCATGCCATCCACACTGGGAGGGCTGTGGTGACAGTAAATGGGCCGTCGCCGAGGTCGAGTGTGATATCGAGCTGCATGTCGGGGCCTTGCAGCTCAGGCTGTTGCTCGGACGTAGGTGCCGCCGGTGAACGTCAGGTCGATCGTCTGCAGTTCGCCGAGCGAGCCGTTGATTGGCGTGATGCTCTCAAGGTACATGCCGGTGAACGTGTACTCGGGGTTCGCGACGCCTGGGCTGGTGCTCGAGGTGCCGTAGATGACGACGTCGACGTTGGTGCCGACGAGGCCTTCGAGGTTCTCCTCGACCTCGCTGGTGCCGTAGGCGAGCATGAGGGTGCAGGTGACCTCGTGGTTGCCGAGGCCGCTCGTGTAGCTGCGTGCCGAGTCAGCGAACGAGGTCTTTTCGAGCGACTCAAACGTGAGCGTGACGGTCGCCGAGGTGCACTGGTCGCTGTAGTCGACGGAGTCGATCAGCAGCGCCGGCTGGCTGAGGACGGTGGTGGTGGCCATTGGTTCAGTTTCTCCTGGTTGAGAGTCGCACGACGATGTCGTACGAGGGGATGACTTGGTCGCCGATCGCAGTGCTCGACGGGTTGAAGTCTGTCACTGCGACGGTTTTCAGTTGGTGGATGCTGTCGAACACTGTTAGGAGGTAGTCGGCGGCGTCTTGGTTGCCTGGGGGTGCTGCCAGCACGCGTAGCCGTATGGTGACGTCGACAATGTTCTCATTGAACGCGCGGCCCGACGGTAGCTCGACAAATACCGACATCGGCCTGGCGTTGCGCGGATCCGTGACGACCACGAGGCCGGCGGCGGCCAATGCGCTGGTGACGCTGCTGTAGGCCGCAGCGAGGATGCCGGTGGCTGCCACTTATCCAACCTGTGCCCTACCGACGCCGAGCAGCTGCAAAATGCGGCCCATTGAGCCGAACGCAGTGCCGCCTGCCATGTTCTCGAACGAGGCGAACGAGTCAACGCTGCCACGTTCACGGTATAAGCCGCCGGCATAGAGGACGGCTGCGAGTTTGATGTCACCTGACGGTACTTCGTCAAGATCATCGAAATATCCGGCTTCGCGGCGTCGCCTCGAGCAGAACGCATTGGAGGCTGAGACACAGGTTGCGATGAACGCTGTGTCGTTCGCTGTGGCTGCTGAGATGCCGAGCCATTCGGTGACGTCGTCCGAGTCAATCCATGTGCATACAGGGGAATAGTTCAGGTTGCCTGCGTCGGTGGTGCGTGCGATGTCGTCGCCAGCATCAGCGAAAATCACCTGATTTGGTCGGAAAACGTCGTAATCGAAGATCAGGTCGCCGTCAGCGTCAACCTCGACCAGTTCATACGGTTCGAGGCTGGCAACGGTGTGGTTGCCGTTCAAGCCTGTTTGTGCAAGACCTGACACGGTGACAGATGAGCCGACGATCAAGCCGTCGAAGTTCTCCAGAGTCTGCACGACGCCATAGCCGTCGACTCGCCACGCGTGGGTGATGTCGTAGGTTGCCATGACGTCGTGCAGTGCTCCAGGTGCTCAGGGGAGGGATCAGGTGATTGAGACGAACTTCGTCGGGTCGATCATCAGCGTGGCGAAGTAGCCGCGCCATGCGATCGTGCGGCTGAGGGTGCTGGGCACCTCAACGCTGATTGCGCCCTTCTGCTGTTCGAAGATCTCGAAACCGGTTGGGTCGCCGACGATCACGGTGTCGGCTGCGAAGTTGCGGTCGACAACGACGGTGAGGCCGAAAGCGTTGCCGGTGCCGGCCACTGGGCTGACAGCGCCGAACGCGTTCATCGGGCCAACCTGTGGGAACAGGGGGCGGCCGGTCGAGTCGACGAGCTGGCCGAGCGCTGCCCACATGTTGGGTGCGAGGAACAGGTGCGTAGCATAGCCACCGTTGCTGTTCGTAAGGATCGTCGAGGCGGCGGCGTAGATGTCGCTCACCCATTCCGACGGTGACGTCGGGTCGGTAAGAACCTGCGTCTGCGTCTGTCCTGCGAGCAGGGCATCAGCGGCCACGTTGTCGGTCGTGTTGGCGTAGATGCGGCCCATGTCGTCGAGCACGAGGTTGAGCACGGCTGGGTCAGTCCAGTCGAGATCTTGCTCGGAAATGGTGCAATATCCCCCATAGGTTGACTTTGTCACCTGGTTCGAAGAGACAACGAACGTGCCTGACTGCAGCGCAGCGTTCTCAGCTGACTGCACAGCCATCGACGTGTGCGTCGTGACCTCGGGACGGATGAACACCTTGCCGCCACCAGGCATTGCCTTGGCGCCGATGGCATCCACCACTGGGCGACGGCCAACGAAGTTGTTGTAGGTCGGCCCAACAATGGGAGTCGGGAGGATGCCAGGGGTGTCGGTCGTGACGACGTCAGGTGCAGCAGCGCGCACCATGTCGTTCATGCGGTGCCACGTGTCGCCGCCCTCGAGGGCAGCTGCGATCCACTCGGAGGCCGAGGGGATACGAGCCTCGCGCTTAGCGGTGGCGTAGATCGGGGCGGTCGGCACCACGGAGGCCTCGACCACTTCGGGCTGGGTTTCGGTCATTTCTGTGTCCTCCTCGGACGGTTGTGGTTCGGTGTCGGGGGCATCCTCCTCGGGTGAAGAGGCGGCGATATCGGTGATCTTGGCATCCTTGAACGCCGGCTCATAGACGACGCTCAGTTCTTTCCAAGCTGCGGCCTTCACCACGGTGGTGCGGCCGTCTTGCTCGACGTCAGTGGGCTCGATGCCGATGCTCACTGAGTCATAGGCGCCCATTTTGAGCAGCTCGACGAGGTCGTCGCCGGCGCGTGTCTTTGCGATCTGCGCGGTGAACAACATGCCGTCGGGCGTTTCTTCTCGGGCGGTGACGATCCCCACCACTTGCGAGGTGTCATGCTCGGCAAGTAGTCGGGGTGCTGGGCCGTCTACAGGTAGCGCACCAGCGGCGATGCGTACTGTTTGGCCTGACATGACGGTGGCGTCGGTGCCGTAGGGCACAGCGATGCCTGAGATGGTGCGAGGTGAGTCGCCGGCCGCTGCGTCAAGCGTGACGGCTTGTGCGGAGAAGCGGATCATGTGGTTGCTCCGTTCGTTTCTTCTACTGGGATCATGTGGTTCTCGCCGGTTTCGGCGACGAACGCATCAACGTCGAGCTCGATGTGTTTGCCTCGAGCGACCACGTTGTCGCCACTCAGGGTTTCCTCGATGCAGTCGACGAACGGTCGAGCGCCGAAAATGTAGAGGTCGCGGCGTGCCTGTTCGCTGTTTTGGTAGGTCATGCCACCGACGGAGAGGCCGACCAGCCACGGTGGTACTTGCATCACTCGGGCGAGCTCGAGGGCGGCGTGCTGGCGTCCTTCCATGAGCTGCAACGTGCTCGGGTTGCTCTTGAACTCGACGAACTCGACGAACTCGTTGAGTGCGCCGATCGCTCGGGTCTGTCGAGCCTCGGCCCATGCTTGTGCGAGCTCAGATAGTTCGTCGCCCGACATCGGTTCGCCACCTGGCTTTGCTTGCAGGTAGCCGGCGGCGATCTCAGCGGAGGCGAAGCGTCGAGCTGCGTCATCGAGGCGTGTGGCGATGTCCATTGCTCGGTTGCCTGTCCACAGCATGCCTTGGATCGGCGAGATGAACTGCACGACGTTCTTCGGATCAAGCTGGACGCCATTGAATTCGATGTTGTCCGAGGGGCCGTACCATTCGGGGCCGGCTTGGTCGAGGGTGCTGACATCATCGGCTGGGAGCCATGTGAATGATGCTGGGAAACCAGTGCTGTATCGACTTAATACCCACCAGAAACTTCTGCCGTGGAGCATGAGGTCGGCGACGGTGCGCGCCATGATGAAATTGCGAGTGACGTTCGGATCAGGTCGAGTCATCCATGACTCACCCGGCACGTAGATCTTCTCGTACTTTTCGGTCGACGGATCCCACTCCAACGTGTAGGTGCGGAGGTTGAGGCCGCCGATCGTCGAGGTGATCAAGCCGACAGCTCGAGCGACAGTGGGGATGGCTAAGGCGCGCTGAGTACCGGCCCCGACGGTGTAGTACGTCAGCGCACCAGGGCGTCCAGCGCCGCCGGCTGCAGCCTTAATGGCCGAACCGAACGCTGCCTGTGGCTTTGCGCGAAAGATGCCCACGTCGCGGATGGTACCACAGTTTTCCACAGCGTGTGGATTATCTGCCAGTACCCTAGCGAACTCGGCCTAGATTGCGCAGCGCGCGAATGTTGTCGTCGCCTAGCGCCCATAGGGTCACAAGATAAGGAATGTTGGCTGGTCGCTGGTCGGGTTTGTCAAACTTCAGTTGCCTTTGATCCGGCAAAACAAATCGTGCAGCACTGTTGTTGAGATTTGCGTATGCCTTTGAACGGCTAGCAACAACCATCAAACAGCCATTGCCGTGATCAATCCATTTCGTGATCCATTCGAGTGCCTTACTGTATGGAGGATTGCACCAGACACGCCCATACCACGGTGAAGCAAGGCCGTCATCTTCTCGGGTGTAGTAACGGTCGCAAGGCACGTTGGTCGAATGCGGCGGTGATGCTACGTCGAGGTCAAAGTGCAAACCGAGAGCGTCAAATATCCATTTCGGCGTGTAGTAATCGTCAGATGTTGTTTCGGTTTGCGGCGTGCCAAACAATCGAGGCTGAACAATCATCTGCCGGTTCCCATCATTGGCTTGCGAACCGAGGTGGTCGGCTTAGCTGAGAAGCCGGCCGCAGCGATCATGCATCGGCACTGCTCAATCGGCCCTGGGCTTTTCACTGAGGTAATCGTGATCGTGTTACCGGCTGCTCGGCCGGCCACTGCACGGTTGACATGTTCAGTAAGTGACATTTGGCCCTCGTGGAGCAGCTGGCCCTCAAGGATCATGCCGCGCACAATCGCTGTGTACATCGTCATCTCTTGTTGGCCCCACATGCGTGCTCGACGTTGCAGGTCAAGTGGGCACAGGCCGTGCAGCGCTGGTGTCAGGCACAGCGTGATCGTCCGGTCGGCCATGAGGCGTTTCACCTCGTCCCACATGGCTTGCATCGACTCGACACGAAACTCGGAACGTACCTGCAGGCGGTCGTCGTCGCGTCGAGCGACTCGAACACCTACGAAGCCGACGCCATCAGCTGCGGAGTCGACAGCGAGCATGCCACCAGCCGGCATCGGTTCGTACGTTATGAGCTCCTCGAATGCGCCGTGCGGTAGCCATGAGCCGGCCGCTGCTGTCCACAGGTTAAGGTCGGTGCGGAGCCATGCGTCACGGTTCGGCGAGTTGTAGCCGTCCTCGAGGTCTTGCATGGTGAGGTTGCCGAGGCCGAGCGCTGGGTTCGCCATATGCCACCAGCGTCGTTCGGCTGGGTCAATGTTCGGCGGTGGTGACCACTCAGCGAAATG